TTCCTATAATGTTAGTTGAAGAAATATTTTTAAATGTTTTAAATTCTTTAGGTAAATTTACAGCCTCGGATATAACTACTTCTTTTTCTGCTGTTTCGGTTTTAACAAGTGCTCTTAATTCCTCCATTGCTTTTGGAGATGCACTAACTTGTTTAAATATTTGAGCTAATCTTTTACCTCTTTTATCACAAACCCAACAATGCCAAGGATTTTCTCCTTTTTTATTTTCAGTAAAATTAATTTCTAATTTAGGTTTATGGTGGTTACAAAACGGGCAATGATAAGCAAAATTACCTCTTGCTGTTTGTTTTCCTGTTCCTAAAACCGAATTCGCTAATGCTATCAAAGGTTGATTGAGCATAACCTTAATATATAAACAAGGGTTTAAATTACCAAATTAAGCAAAGTCTTTAGTAAAGAACTTACCTAAAATATTATCATTAAAATAATAATTAGGTTGTTCTAATACTCCATATTTAAATAAAAACTTACATTCATAGTAAGTTAGAAGTTTTTTATTAGGAACCAATTGTAGTATCTCACGAGTAAATTCCTCTTGTTTACCATCCTTAATGAGTTCTAAAATTGGTTTAGCAGAACCATAATAGGTTTTCCAGTCCGATTCTTTTACTACCACCTTTGTGGCTGACTTCCTGCCTGGTCCTGTTTGTTCTGCTAGTTCCTTTTTTGTTAATTTTTTCTTTACATTGTAATGTAATACTTTTTTACCAATGTAAGATTTACCACTTGGTTTATGAGTTACTATGTAAATAAAACCAAAGGTGTCTTGAGGAAAATCCTCAATATTTTCTATAACTTTTTCGTTGTATAACCACATATTATCTATCTATATTTACTAAAATTGTTGTATCTGTTGTTGGGGATAATGGTAAAGGTTGTGATAATTTTCCTACTGCCAATAATTGTTGTTGTTCATTATATAACCCTACTGTTGTTGCATATGGTTGAAAATAAGAACCAGTAGCAAAACCATATAAAGTATCATTATTTGAACCTGAAAGTATTGTTGGGTTTAAACTAAAATTAAATTCATTTTCCCCAGCAGTACATTTATATTGAGTTTCATAAATAGTAAGAGATGAAGAAAAAGAACAAGTTACATTAGATGATGTTACAAAGTTTTGTACTACAGCAGCATCTGTTAAGCCATAAAAAGAAGAACTATATATAGCTACTCCATAGGCATCTCCTTGTGGTTGTGAATCACTTGTAATAATAGCAATACCATGAGGATAAAATATTTGTCCACATATTTCATCTGTTGTATCATAAATTAAATTGCCTTGTCCATCATCATATATTGAACCACTATCTGCTGTCCATCTAAAAGAACCTGGTTGGATATATTCTCCAAATAGTCCTACAGGAATTGATATTACTCCAATATAAGAATCTGAAGAGGTAGGAAAATAATGTTCAAAAGTTAAAGTAGTTTGGGGGTAATTCCAATATCTACCTGCTGAAGATGTTGGTCCTACTAAAACATCTCCTGAAGGATCTGAACCTGGTATTAGACTAGCTGTTGTAACAGGAGAACCTAAACTAGCTGTATTATTTAAATAATTTGAATAATATAATTCTTTAATAGAACTATAGACTAGTCTTTGGTATTGAGGAGAAATTTGTCCGGTTGTAGGATCTGTTAAAGGATTAAATAAAGAACTAGTACTTAAACCTAAATATCTATCAATACCTACGTTAGAAGCAGTCAAAGCTGCTGCTCCCTCAAAATAAAAGGATTTATTTAAAGTTAACGGAGTAACAACTATATCTGAAGCTAGAAATTGTTTGTAGGCACCCATTCATTTTAGAAATCTAGTTTAACTCTAACTAATGCTTCTTTTGTAAAGTTTTTAGGTAATGGTCTTGATAATTTAGCTACTGCTAATAATTGGTTAGTATCATTATATAATCCAATAGTAGTAATATATGTTTGTGGATTATTAATAAAATCACTATATAAAACTTCACCTGTTGAACCTGAAATGAATGATGGATTTTCAGAGTAATTAAATTCTGAACTTCTTGGTCTTACAAACACAAAATCCGAAGTAATAGTTTCTTGAGAATTAAGTGTAAAAGAACCTGTGTTAGGAGCACTACTACCACTTATTGCTTTAAATAAAGAAGTATTAGGAGATATATTGGGTGCAGCTGAAGCAGTTGCAGAACCACTATATAGTAATCCAATACCTCCACTAACTGCAAAATCTGCTAATGCTAAAGGATTTAATAAAATAGTTCCAATATCAGGTAATAACCAACCATATGAACCTGAATTAGATGAGTAACCTTCTGCTGTGTTTCTAGAAGTAATTGTAGCTCTTGTTCCTGCTGAACCTGTAATTAATTGGAATACTCTTGTTCCACCTCCAGTATATGTAACCGAAGTTACATAATTACTATTATCTGTTAATGATATAGAACCTGAACTTCCTGAGAGTAATAATGTCATAGAACCTAAGAAAATAGATTCTTTGTAACATTGTCTTTCTATAGATAAAGCAAAGAATTGTGATGAGGTGATTGTACCAAAAATAAAATCAGTGTTTTCATCTCCTAATACTAAATCTTGGTATTGTCCGTAAATAGTAGATGTTGGTGATTTTCCATCAACCATATTATTATAGTTAGCACTACCACTTCCTGCTGAATTACCATAGGCAATAGCAAATTGAACAGAAGAAGTGGTAGCAGTATCATATACATTTATATAATAATCACCAGAGCTTCCATTAAATTGAGTAGAAGAGGTATAAAAGGCGTTTAATGTGGGATTACCTGTAGTCCAAGCGGTAGCTGATACAGCATCTGAGCTTACTACAAAATCATCCGGTACAAATCTTACAAATGACATTTTTTATATTTTATTAAACTTTAGTTACAGTTACAGGAATAGTTAAACGAGCACCACTATCTCTACCTTCAATAGTTAATGTGGCTTGTAATTGGGTTTGAGAACCAAATAATGTATTAACAGTAGTAGCTCTCATATTAATTGTAGTACCAACAACAGTTCTTGATACAGAGGTACCAATAGTTGTTGTTTGGTTTGCTAAATTAAGAGCTTGAACATCGGGAGTATTAATACCTACTCCTTCAAATGTACTAAATAATCTAATATCTGAAATAGTTGCTGTATAACCTGCTGATTCGAAAGTATTACCTCCTAAGTAATTTAATGTTTGAGGGGTAATTGCTAATGAAGCTCCTTGTTTTAAAATAATAGCAGAATACCCAATATCCAAAATAGGCATTTTAGCAGTACCACGAGGTAAAGTTACTAACTTATATTTCATGGTTTGAGTAGCTTGAGGAAATGCTTCTAATAGAGGCATATTTTCAATAGCTTGTCCATAATAAGCAGAACCTGAGGGGTGTGTTGGATTGTAAAGAGTGTAATCAATTTCATCATCTGCTAGAGCAAATTGAGTGATTTGAAATTGACCATTTTGTTGAGCTAACAATTGACGCCCAACATCTGTTAAAATAGCATCTACTGTTACTACGGTATTGTTTAAATATCCCATGTTTTTTATTTAGTTATATGTTATAAATATATTAAATTAATCCTTTATTTGTAAGATTTTCAACAATTGATGGTAAGTTTTGTTGAAGAAGTGGAGAAAGATATTTTGGTAATATTAATCCTGGACCCATTACAGTTCCTGGACTATTGATTACTAAATTATCTACAGCAAATGACCATCTTCTAACAGCAAAATAATTAATATCTATGTCTTCTGTTGGTGATATTTCTCCATTTAAAAATAAATAAAATCTTGCTTGAGTACCAGTAGTTATATTAAATGTTTCAGCATACGAAGCAGATACTACAGTGTATACTTGAGACTCATTACCTTCAAATCTTATTTCATCTAAATATTTTATAAATAAGGGTTGGGGTGTATCAAATCCACTACCAGCAATAGGGTTTTGAGCATATCCTCCACCCCATAATTCTCCTAAAGCTACAGAAGATGTTAATACATTTCTACTATTTGAACCTGTTGTAAAACTACCACTTTTTGATACTGTTATGCTTGAAGTTATAGGATTAATATACCATTGAGCTGTTCCTATACTACCTGATCTATTTGTTTGAATAGTATAATAATACTCATCACCAATAGCATTTAATAAAGTATCATAATTCATTGTAAGTGTAGCATTTCCTAAAGGAGCTATGGTTACAGCGGATTGTGTTAGTATTGAATTGTTTTTATATAATCTAAGGGTTGCAGTCATTGATAAACTAGCATCTCCATTATCTATTTCTTGAGAAGCACTAAAAGCAGCTCTAACTACTGAACATTGTTGAGTTGTATATATGTTAGAAGACGTATTATAACCGTTTGCCTTATCAATGTAAATAGTATCAAAACTTGCTGTACGAGTACCTCCTCCTACTAATCCTGGTCCTAATCCTTCAACGAATAAATTAAAGGGAGAATTATAAGCATTTGGAACAGCATCAAAAGTTATATTAGCATATGTTCCACTTACTAAATAATCAGTACTTAACGAACCGGTATCTGTATATAATATTGTTTGAAAGAAACCAGCAGGTTTATAAACTGTATATTCAGGTTGACCTACTGTTGTTGCATTTGTTGATGATAATATAACTTCAGAACCAGCTCCAAAAGTATTATAAAAATTAGGTAAATAACCAGATGCTGATGGGTCAGGTTTGTATACTGTTCCTAATTCATCTACTAAAAATCCAATTTTATAATTTCCACTTCCGGATCTTTCTGCTAGTGTACCACCAAATCCTCCAGGAGTATCTC